TTAACTCTCCATTTGAAAGAGCGATCTTCTGGTGGGAAAAGGATCTATTGCTGAAAGTTAAATCTGATGTGCTTAGATACCCATTAGATATATCTAGCGACCCTAAATCTATAATATTGGTTGATTATAAGACTACTACTGATTGTTCTGTTAGAGGCTTTACATCATCTATTAGGAAGTACCAATACGAACTACAAGCCGCTTGGTATAAACGCGGATATGAGAAAGCTGGGTTCAACGTGGTTGACTTTATATTTGTGGCGCAAGAAAAGAAGAAACCGTTTGCAAGTAAGATCTTCAAGATGAAACATGAAGATATGACATCTGGCTGGTTAAAACTAGAGCATTTACTTGGAGAATACAACGCAGTATTAAACGGTAAAGAAGCCACCATATACAACTCACCTAATATAGTTAATGTAGATCTAAAAGGATGGGGAGAAGATAGATGAAAAGAACTGAGAAGTACGTTGACAAAATATTAGAGGAAAATAAACAAGAATTGCAAAAGGTGGCTTACGGAGCTTTGCATAATTATTTATTTACAAAAATAAAAGATGAATTAGTAAAACCCTCTACATACGAAAAAGGACTTTGCACACCTTTAATACAAGATGTAAGAGAAAAGATTGATTTGTTTTTATTAGCGGAGGGTTATGAAAAATGAGTGAAGATTTTAAAATTGAAAAAGATGTACCTATAACTAATTATTCTAAGAAAGCTCAATTAGATGACTTGATATCTCGTATGGAAGTAGGCGATTCTGTATTGATGAAATCACATTCTGACGTTGACCAATTGCGAGACGCGGCGAAAAGGCAAACTAAAAAAGTTTCTGCTAGATTAGCCAAGGATGACCCTGATTACGCTTTTAGAGTTTGGAGGACAAAATGAGTGAAGATTTAGTAAACCAACCACCTCACTACACTAGGGGTGAGATAGAGTATATAGAGGCTATGAGATCTATGCTTTCGGCAGAAGAGTTTAAAGGTTTCTGTAAAGGCAACGCAGTTAAATATATATGGAGGGAAGACCACAAGGGATCTAACATCCAGGATCTTGAAAAGGCCGTTGTATATCTTAACTGGGCTATTAATGATCTAAAGAATATGTAATATTGTCTTTATGAGTAGAGGCACATTTAATACGACTGGAACCTGGAACTTAACTATGGATGGTACTGGAAATGTTTCATCAGGGACAGGGGTTAGTTCCTTGGCTAATACAGGAGTTGATGCCGCTGAACTTCAATCTTTACGAAATACGGTGGCACACCAAAGAGAAGTTATAGATCGTTTAAAAATACAAGTTGAAGATTTAGTTCAAACAATAACTGAATATGACGAGAAAGATGAGAAAAATTTCACTAAAGAAGAATTAGCTTTTATTTTATCAAGAGTTCATCCTGATAAAAATCCTAACTCCAATATTGCAACCAAACTAACTTCAAAGTTAATAAAGAAAAGAAAAGGGGCATAAAGCCCCTTTTCTCATTCCTACACTTAGAATGGAGGTTTATCACCTACTGGTGTTGGTGCCATCTCTGAAGGTTCCATCTTAATGATTTTAGTCTTCAAAGAAGTCACATCTTCACCTTGGTCATTCTTCCAGTTATCTTCATACTGTCTGATGCCAAGTCTAAGTTGCTTACCGATAAAATCTTTTGCAAGATCCGGAAGCTTCTTAAATCCAACAGTAATAGCAAGACGACTAAATATCTCACTCGCTATTCTTTTGGAATCTTCATTAGCAGACCAAAGGTTATACCATTCATTATGATCGCGATATGTACCACCATCAATTTGAAAGGTAACTTTCTGAGTCCAGTTACCGCTATTAGATTTATATTTCTCAGCGGCAATTATCTTAGCCTCATACTCACCAGTTGGAGCAACATCTGGACCTCGAGATTCCATTTGCTCCGCATTCTCGAAAAAATCAACGTCATTAAAGTCTGACATTACGCACTCTCCTTATTTTCAATATTAATAGAAAACCCTAACTTCTCAATTAGGGCAGTTAGATTGGGTTCCTCAAAGGCTTCAAGCTTACCACTACGATCTTTCGCGGTGTAACCTTGACCTATCCTTGTTTGTAACCACCTTTCCGCTACGGCATTACCGTCATCATCTTGACCGTCAATAATGCGTAGGGCCAAAACCTCATCAAAGAAATACGTAATTGCATCCCCTAAAGGTTTACTTGCCATCTTAGGACCAAAGAAAAATACACCATCATTATTATCTTTACCTTCTTTGCAAAGAAATAATACGTGTGTATTTAAGTCCCTAAATGATCTCATAAGACTTGTAACGGCTTCACTTACATTCTGGTAAGCCATTCTTCCATCTTTGTTTCTGCTTTTCTCATGAATCAATAAGATCTCTGAGATCTCTGAAACTGAGTCTAGACATACGCTATCATAGACTAACTCACCTGATGCTAGAGCGGCATACACCTCTCTAAGATCATCATAAGTTTTGACTTCAATAGCAGATACGTTTGGAGCATCTTTAATAGATAGTAATCCAGCTTCCGCACTAATGACTAAAACATTACCTGGCATAGTCTGTGTAGAAAAAGTTTTACCCGCTCCAGCTTGACCATATACAAGAAGCTTTGCCCCTTGTTGGTCCACCATTTTATCTGGTGTTTTTATCTTATCTTTTAAGCTCATAATCTACCCTCCTTATATATGTGTAAAAATGAACTTGTAAATTATAACCTGAGAAACTACAATATGTAAATCATATTATTTAGGAGATGTATATGAAAAAACAAATCGAAACAACTTGGCTTGCAAATTACTATTTCAGGACCAAAACTATAGCAATAAATAAATTGAAGGAGTTAGATACGATGGGCATACAACCTAATCACAAAGAAAGAAAAATAGATCACTACACGTTACCTGTTTACATTAAATTCTTAGGTTATAAAAAAGCCGCAGAAGATTTTAACTGTTCAGAAGCTACATGCAAATCTTGGAGATATGGATATAGGCAACCGTCAATAGCACAAGCCAAACAAATAATAAGGGCTACTGAGGGAAGATTAGATTTTGAATCTATCTACGGATCTATATCGGATATTTTAGAGCAGGAATAGCATGTTCCAGCTCAATATTACCGAGGATGACTCGTCCTTGGATATTGCTCTGGCTTATTATGATGATGGATATAATGTAGTACCGTTACAAAGATCAAATAAAAAACCACCACCATTTTTAAAAGGCTGGGAACAATACAAGGAAACAAGACCTGAAAGGGAACTTGTAGAGTCTTGGTTCAAGGATAGAGATAATCTAGTAGTAGCATTAGTCTGCGGCAAGTTTGTTGTTGTAGATGCAGATTCACCTGAAGCTATGGATTGGGTAGAAAAGAACCTACCAGCTTGCCCGTTTAAGGTCATTACAGGCAAGGGTATGCACTACTATTACAACAACCCAGAAAACTACACCACGTTCGCTACAAGACGAACAAACACAACTCCTATAGAAAGATTAATTGATATACGTGGTGTGGGTGGCCTTATTATTGCACCATACAACCGTCATGCTAATGGTCAGGTATATAAGCCTGTCATGATTCCAGATTGGAAGATCTATGACCATACAGATCTACCAGACTTTACCGAAAAAGAATTCTTACAGATAACAGGCGTACCCAAAGTTGAAAGCAGTAAACAAACGGCACCATTCTCATTAGATGGAGTATTGGAGGGATCTAGGAATGATGGAGCCGCAAGGATAGCTGGATACCTTATATCTAAGAGTGTAAACCTTGAGTTTGTAAGAGTATTCCTACAGAACTGGAATAAGAACAACAACCCACCACTACCGCAGAAAGAAATAGATTCTGTAGTAGATAACGTCAAAAGGACACATGACCGTAAAAATCAGATAGCTCCCTTGTTTACACAATCAACTGAGAATATTAAAAGACCAGCAGATCTATTCTCACCACCTGGATTGCTAAAAAACATGTTTGAGTTTTGTGAGGATATAGCCCAAGTGCCACAACCGGAACTATCCTTAGTTGGTGCCTTGGCATTAGCTAGCGTGACCTGTGGACGTTTATATCGGACCAACATGAATAACTTTTCAAGTATGTACTTTATGGGTGTTGCAAAGTCAGGACAAGGTAAGGAAAACATCAAGACATTTATAGAGTCTGTGTTGAACGCCTCAGACCAAGAAAAGCTTGTTGTAGGTGATGGATATACATCTAGCGGAGCCGTACATTCTGTTTTGAAGATCAGACCTACCCAAATAACGATTATGGACGAGTTTGGGAAACGTTTAGAGGCAATTAGTAATGCGGGTAACACTAACAAAGAAGATGGCATACAAACGCTTATGGAGGCTTGGGGAAGGTGTCATGGGACTCTACGACCAGATAATTACTCTTTGATGGCCGTACAGGAAGAATATAAAGAGAAAATGATGAACAGGGTGACATACAAGCCAGCTATAACATTAGTTGGATTATCAGTACCTAAGAACTTTTACGGAGCTTTAAATAGCGGAAGGATAGCAGACGGTTTCCTTAACCGATTTGTAGTAGTTGAATCTAACGAACCAAGACGTGTTGGAGATCTAAAGAAATATACAGAGCCACCAACAAACGTGGTCAACTGGGTTAATTATGTGCGTAGATTGAAAGGTACATTATCAGATGCTTCTAGAGATAACGCAGAGCTTGATATATCACAAACCGTATTAGAGTTTGATAGACAATCAGAAGAGTTACTACAAGACTTTGCAAGGGAGATAATTAAACGACAAGACATACTAGAGAAGGATAACTTAGAACCATTACTTAGTAGATCTAAAGAAAAGGCCATGAGGTTATCTTTACTTTGTACGTTAGCTTCTAATGCAGATGCTAAGAAAATAACGGCAGACGTAACCAAATGGGCTATAGATTACATTAGATACTACGACCTTATGTTTATAGAGGCTTGTAGGGATAAGGTAGCTAGCTCTGCAACAGAGTCTAAGATCAAACAAGTATTGTCATACATTAGATCTAGGAATGGTGAAGGCATATCTAAAAGAGAGGTAGATAGGCATGAACTATTTAGAAGTATGAAGTCTTATGAAGTAAAAGAAATAATAGAACGGTTAAAGAATGCTGGAGAAATCCAGGAAATAGAAATTAAAGTTGGAGGTAAGGGCAGACCAACCAAAAGGTTTGTTGCCGTAGATCCTAACTTCTTTGAGGAATGAACATGAAAACACCATCATTTGAAACCAGAGATGATCAAAAGAGAGAGGAGAGAGTAGCTGGATTTTTGGAAGGACTTTGGGGAGTAACCTGTCACAAACTACCAGTAAGCTACTCATTAGACTATTGGATAGAATCAAACGAAAAGAGTTATTGGTGCGAGGTGAAGTGCCGTACTTTTGCTTTTGACAAGTATGAAACACTAATCATATCAACCAATAAACTACGCAGAGGATCTTCGTTTGCTTTGGCTACCGGAGTACCGTTTATTATTGTGTATGCTATGACTGACGGCATATATATGCACGAATGGAACAAAGACACTACGTATGATGTAAGGATGAATATTAGTGAGAATCCTACATATGATGAAGATAACGAGCCTTACATCCACATACCGCAAGAAGATTGGATATGTTTATCTGATAAACCTTTAGGTATGGATCGTAGTGAAATAGGCTTTAGCCTAGCCTAGAGGGTCTACCAAACAACTGTTCATCTAACGCCAATCTATCCTCAGATAGAGGACTCAGCGTTGGCATTTGAGTTCCTGATACATCAGGCAAAGGAATACTAGGAGTTGGGGCCTGTGTAGTTCTTAAAGACTGTTGTGCTTCTTGTTGAAGATCTTGTGTTTCTGATATTGTATCTTTTATTAGATCTTTTACAGGGTTAAGTAATTCTTCTATACCAGCCGCATCATAAGCACCATCCATAATGCCACCAGCAACCTCTCCTGCCTCTTCGGCTTCCATACCTAACTGCCTTACCAAAGTTTGTCTTAGTGCCTGTTCTGTCATGTCTATGGCCGTCATGATAGATCCTTTATCTGTCTTAGAAACTATAGAAACAAAACTTGGTGATGCAAACAATCTTCTAGCTACTGCTAATCCTAATACTGAGGGTAATACCGCTATAGGATTTAAAGCCAAGCTAGCACCAATACCAGCAGCTACCAGACCACCAGCCGCTCCACCTCTACCAGCTTCTTGTTTGGTTAATGTGTCTAGTTGTCTTTGGAAGTTTCTCAAACCTTGTGAAAGCTCTTTACCAAACATAGCTTCTAGAGTTTCATCACCATAAGAGTCTAGTGCTGTTTTTAAATTACCAGCCTTAAATAGATCTGTGATTCTGCCCTTGCCGTTTATGTCTATAGATTTAGATAAAAGCTTCTGCATACTAGCCTGTTGTATGCTGGTGAATACTTCAGGACTAACGGTATTTTTTAATATCTCTATATTGGCATTTGCATTTGGCCTAAATATTATATTAACCGTCTCATCTATACCTTTTAGAGGTAGATCTGATATAGCTCTGTTAGCTTCAAGTTTTAATCTTTCGTCAGATGCTTTAGCTAATTCTTTAAGGCCTTGAACAAAAGCTAAACCTTGATCGCTTGCGCTTAGACCTTTTCTTTTTGTTGTGAAGTCATTAACAAGGTTTTTTATATCTTGTGGCTTGATTCTTGGACCAATTTTGTTTACTTGTTCTATTGTATCTCTAACAAGTTTAGCTGTATTTTTTCCTGTAGCTGTATCTGTAAACAAAACATCTAACTTGCCTGGATAATCTCTTTCAAACTTTTTAATCTCTTTCGCAAACTGAGTAAAGTTAATTGATTCGTCTACAACATCTGTAGATGCTCTAAACGCATCAGCAAACAATCTTTTCTTTAATTGTGACTTTAAAGTTCTTTCTGCGTTTGCAGGCTTACCTGCTTGAACCATATAGTTATCGTAGTCTCTAAGAGCTTTGAATATGTCCTCTAGATCTCCTCTTTCACCATTCAAAATAACTTTTTTGTAAACTTCATCTGCGTTATGCGCACCCTTCTGTGAGTTGGATATTATTTTTTTAATCTCTAACCTATCAAAAGGTGCCATCCTTTCTGCCGCAATTTTATTAGCCTCTCTAAGTTGTTTTATTGCGTTATTTACTTCTCTTACTGCTTGCCCTTCTAACTCTATAACGTCATCACCTAGACCTGCCGCTTTTATATTTTTTGCTAGTTGTACGTTGAACTGCTCTACACCTTCTATTTCTAGTTGAGTAAGGATACTGTCAGGCTGACCAGGTATAAATATCTCACCATTTTGACTAACTCTAGAATCATCAAGCTTACGCATGATTTCTATAATCACTTTTCTTTCTGGACTTGCTTCAAGTGTATCTCTAGAAATAGTATTTAGTTTTGAGTAAGCGTTTCTCACATGAGCCAAATTAACTGGCCCTCCTCTAGCTACATCATTTTGAAACTCTAATAATGCGCTTTCTATCTTTTTAACAATACCACCATCTAATTCATCTCGGTTGTTAACACCCCAAAAGTAATCAGCATCCTTGTGTTGTTTAATTAATTTAAGAGAATCATCAATATTTTTATTTATAGTGTTTCTTACAACTCTATCTAATGTTTGTGCCTTCAATAATTCTATGCCTGATTTACCCTCTGTTGAAGTTAGTTGTTTGAACATACCATCAACTGCTCTGTATTTTGTACCTAGATCAATCATAACTTCTCGTCTAGCTCTACCTAGATTGTCTTGAAGTATTTGACCTAAAGCTCCTCTGCCAGGTGCATCTGCGTAATTACCAACCTCTATAGCATCATCCACTACATCATCTAAAAGCTTACGTAGTTGTTGTGTAACCGTTTGCTCTTTTAATCTTAGAGCCTGTAAGCTGGCTTGTACTTGTTCGTCTAGACTACCTTTGGTTGCATCAGATATAGACTTTTGTAGTAGTGCGTTTTCACCACCAATTTCTCCAAGTAAATTATCTATCTCAGCTCTAAGGTAAGCTGCGGTTTCTTTGTCTCTTGTATTACCTAATACCTGTTCAGAAATATCTTGTAACCTACCAGGCAATTTAGCTCCTAGAGTCGCTTGTGATGCTATACCTTTGAAATCAAACTTTGCTACTCTGCCGTCTCTTACTGCTTTTGCTATTTGTCTTTCTGTAGCTTCTTTACCTAGTTGTGCATCTAATTTAAGTATGTCTGAAGCAGACCTACCCAAAGCCATTTGTCTGTTAAGTCTTAGATCTGGAGCTGGTGCATTTCTTCCTAAAAGTAATTTATATCCCAAACCAAAAAGTTCACCTATACCTTGACCAATAGAACCAAACAGAAACTCACCCCCGAATAAATCTTTGAGTTCATCTCTTTCTTGTAATTGAAATCCCTCTTGATAATCTAAAGCTTCTTCTCCTGCTTTACCTACGGCTGAACCAGTACCGGCTGCAAACATTCTAGCTATACGATCTCTGCCGCCAAATAAAGATGTAAGACCTTTTATGACTCTAGCTTGTGGCAACATAAAAGTTATTGCTCCAGTTATAGGTCCTGCAATACCAGCAAAGTCTGCAAGATCTCCAGTTTGCAAACCAAAATCATTTTCATCAATAACGGTATTTAACGGTATTGAAGTACCGTCACTAAGCGTTCTGTTTTGTATTGGCAGGCCTAGTTCTTCTAATCCTACTGGAGTCAGAGCAACCTGTCCTTTTGTATTTCTAGTAAAGCCTGAAGATCCTACAAAGTTTTCTAAAACGGTTTCTTGTTCTCTAGGCGTTTCTGCTCTAGCTAATTGCGCTCTAAGGTTTCTTAGATCACCTTCACGCTCCGTACCTTTGTCAACTAATCGTTCAAACTTTCCTTTTACTCCTGTATCGTAATCAAAGTAAAGTTTGTCGTAAAAAGGTGAAGTAGCTCCTGTAGCTATAATAGCTTTTACTTTTTTCTTAGCTTCGTCTTCGGTATCTGCATCTACAATCTCAGATACACCTTCAGAAATATTTACTCTATATCTAGGCATTAATTTGTAGCCAAAGTTGTGTCAATAATACCTGCATCAGATGTGTCAGGTGCAATATATGATTCTGCATTTGAAAATGTAAATGCTTTGATTAAATCTAATATTGGTTGGTTAATTCTTAAAACATTTGAATCATATCCAATATTATCAAAGAAAGATCTAGAATTTATGATTTTGTTTTGGGTACTCATCATTCCATTAAGAATATTTTTTCTACTGTCTTCAAGTTTCTTAATTGAAACAGAAACAGGTGTTCCAAATCTAATATCTCCAAATACATCTTCAACAATCTGTCTGTCTAAATTAGAAATAGTTTTACCAGATTCACCTAGTATTTCTCTTACATTTGCCTGTCTTAGAACTTTTAATAAAGAATTAGCTCTAGTTCTAGGGTTTAGATCTTCAAAAGATTTTCCGGTATCAGATTTTATAGCGGCTTCTATCATATCAGTTGCTTCACCAAAGAAACCTCTCAATCCAGTAGCTCCACCTTCATCTAAAATTCCTATAACTTTGTTTAAATTAGATAAAGTATTTCTACTTTTTTCAAATGATTGAATATTGTCAGCTAGAGCATTTTCTTGATCTACAATTTTATTTGCATCACCAGGATCCATAAATCCAGTACCCTCTAATGCTGCTTCAGCTCTAGCAAGTCTTAGTTTAGATGCAAAGTCTCTTTCTTCTTGTTCAGCCATCAACTCTCTAGCGGCTCTTTCTTCAGCGGCCTTAGATGCCCCAAGTGATAGACCTGTACCAAACTGACCTGTTCTAGTAAGTTCACCACCTACATTCCTAATAAAGTCTAGGAACCTATCAGATCCAAAGAATCCTGGTTGTTCTAGTTTTCTAGTTATAACATCCCTAGGGGGAGAAGGTTGATCCTCATCTTGTTCTTCTTGCGCTTCAGCGGCAGCTTCAGGTATAGATAAAATAGGTTTTATTGGATCTAAAAGTTCTTGAACTTCACTATCAGGTAAACCGTCAAACTTTTCTTCAACGTCTAATAGGCTATCAGCCTCTGTTTTATCTACATCAACTTTCAATTCAATAGGTTTAATTTCATCTAAAATATCTTGTATTTCGGGATCTTGTAAAAGCCTGCTTTCTGGTAAAGGATTTCCAAATTCATCCCTACCTACCATTTCCATTTCATATTTTAATCTTCTAATATTTGAATCTTTATATTCTTCAGGGCTTATGTTTCTAATCTCTACAGTACCAGTTGGTAACTCTCTAGGGTCTTGATCGGTTACTTCTTCAACAACTGCCGTATCTACTACATCTGGTTTTACTAATTCTTCTATTTCTTCTTCAAAGTCTTGTATTTCACCTGATTGCGCTCTATTTAATATAGCCGCTAGTTCTGGATTAGAAAATCCTCTTCTAAGTATTCCAGCTCTATCAGGTAATACATTACCTAAATCTAAACTACTTATTTTGTCAGCTGCACCCGCAAAAGCTCTACCTATAGATTCAGGCAAGTTACTGGGAGGTTGGTCTGGTAAATTTTGTGGA